GTAGTCACAGAACCAGCTGTATCAGTTTCAATAACTGAAGAAGTTGGAGTATATGAAGTTGTTAAGTAGAAGTTAGAACCTTGTTGATAAATACAACGAGTCACATCTGCGTTAGGGTAAAGGTTTCCGTTTGAAGAACCAACACCACCAACAGTGACACCATAGTTATTAGATCCAAGTCCTAGATAGTTTCTAGCTTGTATTGATACAGCAACTGTTTCGTCACTATCGTTTAAGTTTCCAGCATAAGCGATTCTTGTAAGTGTCGCTTTAATAGGTGTATAACCTGAAGTTGTAATACTAAAGTTAAATGATTGTGTATTAGTAGTATTCTGAGTTGCCTGTGCGTTTTGGAAAGCTCTACCAGTCACTAGGTTTCTTTTATAGAAAGCAGTAAATCTTTGCGTACCATTATTTCCTTCGATTTTATATACCAGTGTTAATCTAGGATGACCTCTAGTGAAATCAAAAGAAGTTAAATTCATTCTTGAACCAAGAGTACCATAGTCAGAATATAATTCGATTGTGTTTGCGTCAACAACATTTACATAGTAAACTGTACCATCTACTAAACCACCATTCGTTTGACCTCTAATTTGTGTTTGAAATATTAGTGAAGCATTATCAGTAAATCCATGGTTTGTCCATGTAATTCTATCTGACCCTGTATTAATCATTGAAGCAGCAAGATACAAGTTATATGTACCTTCCCAGTCCCAAGTGACAACAGGGAATTCTTGAGCACCACCACCACCGATAGCAGTAGTAGCATCTACAGTAGTAGTTGTTGTAATTGTAGCACGAGTATCAACCCATGGTGCGCCATCAGGTGCGTTTCCACCATTAGCAGTTGGGTCAGCGATTCTTAAATTTTTCGGACCAACTGTTTGTCTTAAATAAACTCTTGTACCAGCTTTAAGTCCATGAGTTTGAGCAGTAGTCACTGTCATTATAGATGGGTTTGCTCCATCAGTTTCAATCGCAGTACTTGTTAAATCTATATTTAAGTTAGATCCCTCAAAGAATTTAGCAGGGATAACTGAAGTATATGAACCTGAAATAGTTGCAGTAGATTCTGCAGCATTATCCATTTCATAAAAGAATTCTAATTGTGAAGTTAAACCAGACACTAAGAAGAAACCATCTGCAGCATTTAGTGTCGTACCTTGTACTAGAACTGGATCCCCTAGTGATAAACCAGAGTTGGCAGTAGTGGTCACTTTAACTTGCTTAGAGTTAGCAGTAGTTGTAATTGAACTTAATTGCTCAAGAGGTACATCACCTGCTTGTGAATAAATTGTAGGAATATTTAAAACTGTTTGTAGAGTTTCCCATTTAGAAGATTGAAGACCATACTCAAAGTCAGTATCAATTAAGTTCTCTGGGTTTGAAACACGCAACTTATTAACAGGGTCAAGCATCGCTTCTTCAAACCCTTGTCTAGAAAAGTCTGTTTCATAGAATATCTGTAATCCGTGTGAGTTTTCGACACCATTAGCACTCAAGTCAAGTGTAGTAGTGAAAGTCGTGGTATCCGCAGTATAGTTGTAAGCAAAATTGGCTAAACCTGTTGCTGGATCTGCGAAGTTATATAAAATTGTATTGTTATTAATATCTGTTATTAATAGCAACCTTACTGGTTGAATAATGCCAGGAACAGTAATCTGGTTCTGTGCTGCATTAATCGTATAACCAGTTGCGATGAGTTTTTTTGCCATTAGTATTTCCTATAAAATTAAATTTGGTATCTTCTATTACCACTTGTTTCTTTATACATACCCTCTTGAGTAAAAATTGAGAAGGCATCACCTTCACCACCTCTTATTCTCATGGGTTCATCATATACATAAGAGTTTATCTTGTTATATTTAGGTACTTTTTTTCCATTTATTTCAAGATTGTCAGAATAACCAAAAAAGTATTTACCCATTTCTGGTTCAACAACAAACTCGGAACCAAGTTCTAAATCCCAATCGGTATCAAAACTTGAAAAGTTCCCAAAAGCATAATTGTCACCTTCCCAAATGAACATATCCTTAGGATCGGAACAACAATAAAATATACTCTCTTCACTAGCAGTTCGTAAAAGAACATGAGTATAACTAGCCACTCTCTTACAAACTTCTTCTGAGGGAATCGGCTTTCCTAAGTAGTCGACTTTCCCCAACTCTGGCTTCATTGCTGAAATACCTTGTTGAAGTATCCCATAATGAAACTTTGCTCCTGGACCCATAGTACCCAATACTTGTTTTTCTTCATCAAGTATCTCTATAAATCCAGTGTGTACGCAAGTTAGTGTACACTTTTCAATATTCGGTATCCCAATGACACCAGTTTGACCTTTTCTACCAGTAGCTTTAGTCACCATGAAATTTTGTTTTGCTCTAGTAGCAATAATTTCCCAGTTCCACTGGTCGTCGTCATGCACATTAATGTGCATAATTTATCCTCCTAAAGCAACACTCAAAGCTAGTGATACTGCCTGCGAATTATATACATCCCACTTTGAGCCATCGTAAATTTCAGTTTTATCGAGATCTGAATTATATCTTAGATCTCCCTTCTTAGCAGGTGAAGGTCGGTTTGCCTGTGTACCAATGGGGAATCTAAATGATTCTCCTTGTAATTCTATATTCTTAGTTAAACTGTTAGATTTTACTCTTGATATTGGCATTTTATTTCCTCTTATACCCTATTTAGTTTATGTTGCACTTCTATATGTACCTGAACCAATCAGATGTGAAGCATCAGTAAAATCAGCATGGGTTGCTGTAGTGTATTCACCATCAGTATCTCTTTTAAATAATTTTAAAGACTGAGATCCACCTTCTATTCTACCTATCATACTTGTCACGCCAGAAGCCATTCCTTCAAACCAGATAGGAATGATAGCATCGCCATCTGCATTAGCCACGATTGGTAATACTATTGCTGCATTTCCTGTAGAAGATCCTTTAGCAGTAATAGTCATTTCCATATTCAGCATAACTATATTCCCAACTTTAGTAAAGTATGTTGTATTTACAGCTGTTGCTCCAGCTTGTAAACCAACTTGAGCACCACCAAATCCCATAGAAGTTGCTAATGAACTTTCTCTGTAGTCATCTAAAGTTTGACCATTAGATGAAGAATTTTGTGATGGTGGGAATTTAATTTGTCCTGCTGTAGCAGCAGATAAATCTAAGTCGCCAGTTATTGCTAACTGAGCATTAATACTTTGAGCTGAACCTGCATTAGATGCTACAGGAGTATATCCTAAATGATTAACAACTGTATTTGTAGCAAGTTTTGTATTATCTATTGTGTTCTGAGCAATCTTGCTACCAGTTAATGTTAAGTCAGCAAATGCTGATGATGTTAATGTACCATCTACGAATGCGTTTCTAGATACTGTACTGAAACCCATATGAACAACTGTGACAGTCACACCAGCAGATAATGGAGTGACTAATGTTAAAGTCGTACCAGATACTGAGTAGTGTGTAGTTTCAGTTTGTACTGAACCATTAATAATTACTAGAATAGAATTACCACTTGGTGGAGTTTTAGATAAAGTAAATGCTGACTGTGAAGCTGTAGAAGTAAATTTATCTACAGTAAATGTTTTTAAATTAGTTGCTAAGGTATCTTCTGTCACAGATCCAGCAGAAGGAACATTTTGGAAACTTGACCCACCTAAGTGATTAATATATAAATTTTCTTCTGGTCTAGGAACACCATTAAAATATAAACCTCTTCTTTGTAATGTTTCTACAGAATCAACTTGAAGTGTTCCTTCATTACCAGTAAATGTTAAATCTAATTCAGCTCTTACACCGAAACTATATGCTGAACTATTAACAGCTGTCGATCCAATTGCTGTTTTAATAGTTAATGAAGTATCACTAGCGATAGCATCAATTACACCTACAACACTTTGACCAACGAATAATGTATTTCCTACAGTTAGTTGACTTGAAAAGGCAGATCCTACACCAGTCACAGTAGCTGAATTGGCAGCAACACTTATAGTACCTGTACCACTTGTTGTAGTAGCACCACCAGTTGAAACAAATATAGTTGGTTTAGATGTATAACCAGAACCACCTGATGTCATTGTCACACCAGTAATCGCACCACTACCATCTACACTTGTAATACTTGCTTTTGCTTGAACACCACCAGTAGTAGCATCTTCTATTGTAATGGTAGTTGTAGTTGAGTCATAACCTGACCCACCTGAGTCAACAGCAATAGAAGCAACACCACCATCAGAGTCTAGAGTAGCAGTAGCAGTTGCGTTAGTACCACTTCCTGTAGAAGTAATATTTACAGCAGGTGCAGATGTATAACCTTTACCAGCTTTAGTGACAGTAATTTCTTGAACTGCTCCTTGAGCAGAAATTGATACACTAGCAGTAGCTGTTTCATTACCACCAATATTTGGTGCACCTATAAAAATTGTATCAGTAGTAGCATATCCTGAGCCACCACTTTGTACAATACTGACTCCTGTAATTGTTCCAGTAGTATATGATATTGTATTATCATCATGTTTAACTTGCGTATCTACACCGAAATCTATATTAGGTACATTTAATGTTAAACCTGCCCCAGTAGTTGGTACTGGTCCACCAGCAGTTGCAGCCATTACATCTAAAATTCCTGTAGTAGCTTCTGTGACTAAGAATGTATTTGCACCTTGCGTAATTAAATCGCCACGAGCTGGTTGGTTAGCACCAATTGTTAATGATAAATTTGAGTATGTTAATCTATAAACATCCTGTATAGTGTAAGCATTTACTGGCTCTTGAATAATATTCCCAAGTACAACCTGAACATTTGACTCAAATGCTCCAGGAACTTCTTGACTTAATTTAAATGCTTTGGTATTACCATCACATACGAACTCGTCTCTAGGTCGCGTGAGTGTAGTACTCGCATTAATAGTTTGTGAACCAATATATGCCATATTTTATTTCCTATACATCTTCAAGTATTGAAGCAATAACATCCGCAGATGATGCTGCACTACTTTTTACTTTTAAAACTTCGCCACTTTCTAATATAATTTTCTGGTTAGAAACCACTTGAAGAGTACCACCTGTTGGGACTGGTGCGTTCTTCACAATATGGAAGTCTTGTCCGCCAGAAGCTATAAACACATCAGTGGTTATAGTAGCAGAAGTTGTATTGCATACATCACATTCGATAATGATGGATTGCTTTAAGCTGGGAGTTGTGTAGAGTGTGACTGCCGAAGACCCAACATCCTTCGCCAATCCATTTTTAAAATCGTTTGCCATTTATTTTCCCTTTTCTTAAAGACTAACCAAGTGCAATACTAATTGCTATTGAATAATCTCTTGCGTTATTAACAGCTGATGTTAAATCAGCTTCTCCATTTTGTAATAGTGCTAAGTCGCCAAGTTTATCTTCTTGGTTGTTTCCCTTAGTAATATTCAAATTCGTTTTTACTCGCCACTGGTCAAAGGTTTCACTCTGACTTACTTGTGCGACTGCAGCTTCCTTTGCCATTATAGTTTCTCCGTGAGTTTAATTAACATATCTTTGATATCTTTAACATCATCTTTAAGTATATTTATTTCTTTTTTCATGCGTTCTTTTTCCGCCAACTCAGCTATTTTTCCAGATTGATGTTGTTTATATCTTTTGTATGCATCAGTATTAGTATTGATAATCGCTTTACTATCGTTATCTTTTCTTAAATCTGGTTCGCCTTCAATTTTAGTTCCTGCCCAAATCATAATTACTCCTAGCTATGACAAATTAATCGGAATGCCTGAACTTTTGGTACAGAGATTGTATCAGTAGATTTCATAACAATCTTAACAACAACCTTTGTAAATTCAGGGATATCGCTTACAGTTATATTCCTTTCAGTAAATACATCAACTGCATCTTTAGATGATACAGTAAATCCAGAATCTATCCAATTTAAAGTATCAGGATTTGTATCACCAGAGAATGCTTTATAGAAAACTTGTAAATTTGTTGACTTCGGTACATTAGCATCGAATGTAATATTTAATGCGTCAGCTGGATTAGTTAATTCTAGAGTTCTAGTTATATAGTTTGCTAAATTAGTAGCACCAACTGGAGCAGTATCAGCAACAAACTCTTCCATAGCAGAGAAGTTCCAAGTAGAAGCTGATATATCTTTTCTTATAACTACATTCTTAGCAGTAAGTGCAGCAGTTGCGTTTGCAGCCAATGCTATGTTCGTACCATTTACTGATGCGACTGTACCAAGAATAGTTTTATTAAATACTTGTACACCACCAACAGTAGAAAGAGACCCTACACCATCAGCATCTTCGATAACTAATATATCACCAGCAATTAATTTACCATCAACTGCACCAGAAGCTGTGACATTAATTGAACTTGTTTGTGATGTAATAGTAAATCCTGCTTTTTGCTCAGTAAAGTTTTGAGCGACATCTAATTTGATATCGTTAGTTTCATTAAAACTAAAGTTCGCTGTTTTATTTATAGTAGTTTTATCGAGCTCTTGATTACCACCGAATGGTAGTGTGCTTGAGCTTACAATAACAGACTCTACATCGATAGCACCATTTAATTCTGGGTGTATGTTAGTTAAGTATAACTGACTTCCTGCTGTAACATTATCAAGTAGATTATCAATCGCATCTACATTTGACTCTACAGCTTTTGCTCCATGTTTAAATGTAATTACTGGGTCAGAAGTAATTTGGAAAGTTGCCCCAGTAGAAACTTGAGCAGTGTTATCACATAGTGTTATACTTGTGTCACTTCCTACAGTTCTTACTCTACCTAATGCACCAGCAGATGTTGTTAATGTGTCGCCAACTGAGACTTGGGTTGTAAAGGCAGTTCCTGAACCAGTCACAGTAGGACTAGCAGAAGTTGTACTCACAGTACCAGTTCCCGAGGAAGTTGATAATGCTAAACCAATATCTCCAGTATTAATTAATTTTTTCTGGTCAATCTCTGGGACATTTATAGCAGTTGATGACTGGTCAACTAAATTCGTAATCGCATATCCACCAAGTTTTTGTAAATCAATTACAGGTGAAACATTTTTATTTGTTGTACTTATGGTAGCATCAAATGTTAGTGTCGGAGTTTTAATTAGTGGTGTCGTTGAAACAGTTGTTTGGTTTTCAAAAGACTTAATTACTTTCCTACTATCAAAATTATATGTAGCATTAGGAACAATAGTTTTATTACCACTAGCAGTTCCGCTAGTGTCTGTAGAATTTATAGTGTAAGATAATTCTGTGTCATCAAAATCTAAATCTTCAGTTTTGAAATATAAAGCATCAGCAGTAAGTTGCCTTGAAGCATCTACTATTGAGCCACCATATCTACCAGTAATAAAGTCAGAAACTGCTCCATCTAATATATCGTTATTATTTGCATCAACTGTTTCTAAGTCAATTACATAAGAATCTTTTTGTAGTCCATTTGTTTGTATAGTGTGAGCACCATTTAATAAATCTTGACTTGCACCATTAGTTATAGAGTTTGCTCCATATAATCCATCAGCAACTCCATCAATTATTACGATATCGCCTGCAGCGAAACCATGATTTTTTTGATGTACTCTTACCAATTCAGAATTAGTAGTAAACTGGAAAGGATCTTTGTTAAGTCTTACAGTTTCAGCAGGGTTTGCTTTTAGTTGTACTGTACCATTTGTGTTTTCAGTAAACGATGCTTGTTTTAAATCAAACTTAAGATCTAACAGTGGATTAATTTCAAACTCTCTAGAGTTTTGCGATAAGTATAGTGAACCAGTTAGTGGTTGAATACCTACAATATTTTCAGTAAGTAAATCAGTTCCACCTAATTCAGAAATATATGCTTCACATCCTGGCTCATCAACTTTTACAACTAGAGCATAAGTTTCATTCTCTTGTAAATAAATTGGTGATGGGAATGTGAAAGTTGTTGCTACAGATCCATTAGTGCTGGTATTAATATCAGCTGGTTGTAATATAACTTGTGAGAAAGGAACAATCTTTGTAGAAGGTACTTCGTTATCAGTAGTTCTAATTTCTACATAGACTGGTCTTTCACCTGCTTGCTTAAAGTATAAGTCAACAGATGTAACAAATGCACCACCATCAGATTGAACAACGAAAGTTTGAGCGAGTGGATCGTGACCACCAACATTAAATTGTTGAACTAATCTGTTAGAAACAGAAGATCTTCGAATAGGTTGTGATTGGAATAATCTATCTTCAACGAAACTTAAATTTCTTGAAGAGACAACAGTTCTTTCTTTTGCTAACTGCATACCATTAGCAGTAAATAATGCTGAACCAAACGAATCGAAGTCAGCATCAGTATTAGAAATATTATCAGAAAGTTTTATGCTTCTTTCTCCAGTTCTATATCTACCAGCAGGAATATAAAGCACAGCATTTAAAGATCCTTCTTTATCAGAAGTAATAGTTCCTCCTGTAGCTTTCATTGTTGGAGCAGCAGTTGATATTGAAGAACCATTTATTTCTGTTAGAGTAAGTGTATTTTTCGCACCTAATCCAATATCGGCAGTACCAGTGACATTTTCACCGATAGCAAAACCATTTTTAATATTTGTTATATGAACATCTCTTACTGTAGCTGAATCTTTTACACCAGCATAAGATATAATTCCTGAAGCAGTAAGTCTTTGTAATTTACCACCATCAGTTCCAGTATAAGCTGAAGCTCTCGCATAAGAATCGAATGCTGCGATATTAGAACCATCAAGTGCTGATAGAGTAATAGTAGTTCCTGAAACTGCAGTAATCTTAAAATATTTTCTGTTTAATTGTTTTGAGTGATTGGTACCAATAGTTGGGATAGTAGAAGTAATATTTTGTTCTATACCTCTGTTGTTAGTTGCGTCAGTTCCTCTAGTGGCATTTAAATTATATAAGAAAACATGATGTCCTGGATTTAAACCAGTAGCATCTTGAACTGTCATAGTGAAACTTGTTGCACCATCTGCTGAAGTAATATGATTTATTGTATCAATCCTAGTAGCAGTGTGGTCAGCATTTTTAATTACATCACCGAAGTTAAATGCGTTTACAATTTTACCATTGTAAGCACGAAATGGATCGTCAGCTAGTAAGCCAGCATCTAAAAGTCCTGGATCTAAAATAGGTGTAGTTGAACCAGCAACTTGTGTGACTTTAAATATGTCAGCAGGTTTTACATAACTGGTATCAACTCGCTCACCATCAATAAACACAAAATATTGTGAATTAGGTTTAGCATTTCTTGCGTCAATATTTACAACTTCATCCTTAATGTAAGGGATGTATGTCATATCAACAACTTTATCACCATAGTTTTGTGAGTTGGTTGATGTGGTTATAGATGTTCTTGTACCACCTCTTGTTCTGTTTCCTGTTTCAGTGGTGACAGTATTTTGAAACACACTTATAGTATTACCAATTCTGCTAGAAGATGTTGTAGTAGATGAAGAAGAACCAGTCCAGTTGTTTGCCCATTCATTCCATTCAGTTCCTACTACTCCTGTTTGCTCAGCTAAGAATCTAATCGCATCTGTGTTATTATCATCTTGAACTGTTAAGTCTGGTCGTCTATCTGTATCTTTCCAGATACTTGACTCTGGGAATAATTGTACTTCTACTTTATAAGCACCAATCTTATAAGGGTTTACATCAAGAGATCTAGTAGCATTAGGATTGCTAACTAAACTTGACTCAGTATAAGGTAGTGTGATTAAATCTCCAGTTTTAGTATAACCTCTTGTTGTTCTTTGAGTAGTGTTTGAAATATTTTCTATAACTGTTAATACATCTGTAAAGTGTGCTGGTCGTAGTGTTCTGTTTTTCGCATCAACAGAAACATTATAGTCAGGCGATTTAACATTACCTACACCATGACCTGTAAAGTCATCAACTACAAAACCATTTTTAAATCTATCTAAGCCAGTAGTAGCATCTTTAATTGCTGTTGATTTAGTGTCTTTTTCTAGTAGCGATAAAGAAGTATAATATTCTAAATTCTTAATTCTTTTTTCAAGACCACCAATATCTCTCATGGTATATCTTCTATTATCTCTTTGGAATATTTTTATATCAGAAACATTTTTAGTATAAGGTGGTATATCCATACTAGCAAGCACCAATCCTTGTTTTGGATCTTCTGGCTCTTGCGGATATTCAGATGGTTGCCCACTTACTATTTGAATTTTTCCTGTAGAGGATATAGATAGTTTATCTTTTCTACCAACATAAAATGCTACAGGAGTTGTTAAGTCTGTACCAATCTTCGGTAGTTCTGGTGTAAAAGTATTAGCACCTGAAATTACTGGTCTATAATCTACAACATCATGTAAGTCGATTGTGACTTTTTGACCAGTAGCATCTTGATATTCGAATGAAGGAATATCTTCATAGTTAATACCTGAATAAGAATCAACTGAGAAGAAGTTTCCTGAACCAGAATATGAGAAATGTCTGTATGTGACTTTTATAGCACCAGTTGGTAAAGGTGCACCAGCTTTTAATTTTAATCTTGCTTTTTGGTAGTGCGTTAATCTTTGTCCTGAATCTAATTCGTAGTTTTCTGTAATATCAATTGCTAAATTTTCTGTATAAGTAGTAAAGTTTCCAGGAACCATTTTAACTGATGTAATATCAATACCATCAGCATTATTAAGTTCTATCTCTGGTTTAGCAACATTAGTTTTTCCAGTAAATGTTTCATTGGCTGTAGTTCTTACTTTTGTTTTCTCAGTTGCTGCAGCATTTACTTGAAGAACTGAAGTGTACAAGGTACACGAAGTTGCGTTTACACCAGAAGCGATTGTCACTTCTTTTCTATTTGCGTCATCATCAAAAGAAATATCAGCAGCAGTTATATTAAGCACTGCTCCTGTATCGTTTCTAATTAATGTATAGTTTGATAGTTCGGTATCTGATAGGAAAGTTTCGTTGACATTACTTAATGTCATAACGAAGTCCCCACCACCTGTAGTTGTATTAGTATTAACTCTTCTTACAGTATGAGTAGATTGTTCTAGAGTATCAGTTCCTGAACCTGTATCAAAACCTTTAATAGATTTCGTAAAGTTATAACCAGTAGAATATAATAGAGAACTGTATTGTGTTTCTTTTAGTTGAGAACGACCAACTGTCATTGCTACACCTGTTAGTGATGTATTGTCAGAGTTAGCTGGTCTTTGTACTGTAGCAGATATACCATTAGCAATAGCTGTGACAAATCCTACAGTTTGTCCATCGTGTACTAATGCGTCGCCAACTTTTAATTGATTTTGAAAAGAAGTACCAACACCTGTAAGTGTCACATTAGAACCACCTGTTTGGTTTGGCAATGACATAGTACCTGATAAATTAATTTGTTCTGAGTCAGCAGTAGGATCTACCTCTGCATAGAAGTCAGCATTACCTGTGACTTGACCATTACTAGAACTGGCGAACCAAGTGACATCTCTAGCAAATGATTTACCATCATTCATTACTACATTAAATAAACTTGCTTTAAATGTAGGAGCAGAATATGAACCATTATGTAGTTGGAAACTTCTAATAAAAGCTGTACCAACTGCACCACTATAACTTGATATAGGAGTTGTTGGGGCAGTATAAGATGACACACCTGAACTTGTCCAAGGTGCACCAGATGCGTCGAATAAAAATACTTTTTCAAAAGTATCGATAGCTGGAGCTCTTGTAATATTTCTAGCTATTACAAAGTTTCCTATAGATGTTCCTACTGGTTGAGCAGCATCTCTAATTACTGAATTATTTTCGCTTGTAGTTCCAGAAGAATCAGTCGTTGGTCTAGATTTTACTGCAGGATAATAAGTTGTTTGTGTAGATTCTACTTCGAATCCTTCAACATATGCTTTTCCTGGATCTACAACGATTGCGTATTTATCTGCGTCGCCATAAGTGGCGTTTGCGTCGAAAGAAGATGATGTACTTCCAGGATTTGCTTGATAAACTCCTGCACCTGTACCATCATCTAAATGTTCTTTAAGTGATATTTTAAATTTGTTTGTTTCGTAAGAACCTGACTCATCAAAAGTTCTTCTTGCTAAAGTTTTTTCTAACTCAGCATAACTTGCCTTTTCAACTTTCTGTTGAACAATACCTTCTTTAATTCTAATTAACTCAACAAATTTAATTGAGTCAGTACCACTAAGTGATAGTCTTTTTAAGGCAAGAGATATTTTATATCTATGTGCTCCAGGTGCAGCAAAGTTATTTGTACCTTGAGCATTATCATTAAGAGTAGTATCTTCCTCTGGTGTCACTACATCTTCAGTGACTTGGAATCCTACTCTGTTAGATGGTGTAGTATTAAACCTTGAGATATATAAATGTATTTCTGAGTTTTGTACAAAGAAACCATCTATATAATAAATCCCTGCTCGTACTTCTACTCTATATGATTTACCCAATACATCGCTAGTAGCATTGTTTGTATAAGTTGTACCAACATTACCAGTATCTCCAAAAGATTTAATGGTGACTTTTAAATCGCCAACCTGATTAGCAGTAAGTCGGAAGTTTGTAGTTTTACTATTATCAGCAGCAAGTGCAGTAATTTCTTCACCAGCAACAAACTTTTTAGTTGACCCTGATGTACCTGAGTCCATCATCGTAAAGTGTAGCGATGGTATAGTGCTGTCACCAGCAACCATACAATCACATTCAGATGTATCTTCTACTAATGCTTTCGCACCAGAGATTGAACCAGTAATTACTTTATCTTTAAATTGAGTTAGATAGGTTGTGACTGAATTTCCATCTTGTAAGTCGTTCAACTTCATGAAGTTTACTTCATTGTTCACATTTACAGATCCTGGAATAACCATAGATCCATTTTCGAATATATGGTTTCCGAATCTAGTGACCTGATTTTGAAGGATCGTTTGAAGAGTAGTTAATTCCCTTGCCTGTACTGAATATCCAGGACGAAACAATACACGCAGGAAATCTTTACTTGCATCATAGTCATCGTAATAAGGACTTACATTAAAATTTATTGTCATCTATCTTTTCTCTTGTTATTGCAAGTTCGTAGTGTACATACACTACTTAGTATTACATTTCGACGATAATTTTTATATCTTCGATTTGGTCGCTTGCTCTGTTAATTGGTCTTCTGTTTTCTACATACATAATATCACCAGAGTCTGGTTGAACTTCTGGATTATTCAAAGTAGCACTAGTGAAAGTGACACCTGATGGCGAACCAGCAGCATCATTCATAGTGACAGTTTCTGCCGACTGGAAGTTTACACCAGTTGGGTTGTCACTAGCAGTTTGAATATATCTAATAGTAGATGTACCTGTATCGATAGAAATAATTCTACCAACAGCACTAGAAGTACCACCTGAGAAAGTTCTATCTACAACCAACGAACCACCTGTTAGTGATGTGAAAGACATAGATTTAGTAGAGCTCAATGTAGTTGCTGAAGCAACAACAGTTCCACCAAAGTTGAATGGATCTCTTACTAATGTAATTCTTCTGTAATCGTTATCTACTGGGAAGTCCCCTGTACCATCTGCGTATTCTAAACGAACATTCATCATGGCATAAAAAGCACCAAGTTCTTCTTCAGCATTCGCACCATGTCCACCTTTTGGTGAAATGATTGCAGTCGCAGCAGCAGCAGAACCACCACCACCTGAAAAAGATATCGCAGCAAAAGTATAACCTGAACCACCATTAGTCACAGTCACGCCAGTGACAGTGTTAGTACCACTATCATAAACTGCATCAGCAGCAGCACCTGTGCCATCACCAGTAATTGAGATAGTTGGTGCACCTGAATAAGATGTACCATTATTAGTCACAGTGATATGTTCAATCTTACCATCAACTGCAGCTTGCTCAACTAGATATTGATTGTAGTAAGGATCGGTAGATCCTGGGTTGGTTATAATTTTCTTAACAGGAATAAAGTCTGTAGATACAAACTTTAACACATCAGCTGGTGATACAGTGTACATATATTTCCACTTGTATGAGTCAGCTGTACTGATAACAGTTGTACCAGTTCCTGTTGGTTTGGTAGTGCTTTGCCCACCATTGTTATTGTCTAAACATTTATAAACATTATATTCATCTGTAACAACAAAGAAGTTAGCACTGAAAAGAGTGGCAGGTGTCGTACCTGCTCCACTGTCAATGTTTACTCCAGCTGTTGCACCATTATAATTATCTTTATAAATGTCATAATATTTTCCCGAGGTCCAGTTTCTTCTAGGAATCGCTAGAGTGACATCAGATGATTGAACTCTTTTCAAAGCAATCATGTCATCCCAACGATAGTACTCGCCAGAGACTGTATCCGTCGGAGTATCTGGAGAGTTGTCGTCTGCCCATGCTTGTGGACGACCTATCCCCAAATAAATGTTCGTCGCAGCAGATTCGGAAAAACCTTCCTGAAACGATTGCGCATTATGAATGCGAAATTTACTTGTTATAATTGCAGCCATGGCTGTATTCTCCTGGATTAAATTTAATTTATGTTAATAAATCCCACTTTAAGTTCGACGAATCGAAATTATAAGCAGTTGTATCAAATTCTACACTATCCGCATCGAATGTAAATGCGATATCATCAAAAGTGAATGCGGGATCCTGTGTAGAGAATCTCAAACCTGATGCTGGCTGTTTGAATATGCCAATTTCAGATTCAATCGCATAAGAAACTTGCGTATATGGACTATTTATAATACTTGCGACAGTAACATCCGAAAAATCTTTAATTTGTGTATTACCATATTGTGAATAATATCCAGAATTAGGATTAGGGTATGTCAATCGTGGGTCATCTTCAAGTCCATTAGTTGTGAAAGCTGGTGTGCCTTCACTATTAGAGTATTTAGTTCCTGCTACAGAGGGTTTAAATGTGAACTTATACCTATCGAGGTCTATTAAGTTAAACCCTGCTCGTCTTACCGAACCATCAAATGGTTGTGAACTCCTTAGTGGTAAACTTACAACAGGATTTCTAGCAGGTTTTTGTAAATCGTAAGCAGTTCTATTAGCTATTTCTACTCTATCCTCTACTGATATGTTAAGTGGAGATAGTTCTAATAGATTTACTTCTGCTGGTGTTAAGTTAGGGAACTCTATTTCACTAACAAAGTCAGAAGTTTGTATTCTTAAATTAAGAACAGTATCAACTAATGCTTCTAAGTTAATACTAAAAATTTGTTTTGGTAAATCTGGTCTATGTTCTGCTGCACTATTAGGTCTATAATTACCGACTGCTTTTAGTTTACCATCAATTATAACTTGTAATAATAAATCGACCAGATATCTTTTCTTTTCTGTATCATTTATATCGCCCATCAATGATGCTAGGATTGTTTGTATCTGTACTTCTCCAAATAATGCTAGTCCGATTGGGTGTAGTAATTTTTTAACAGCATCTTTATATTGGTCGATTGATTGACCAACTTGAACTACATATGAGAAGTCTTGATAGAATCTAGAGTCTTGTATTTTTTTAGATGACTCAGAAATAAAACCATCAGCAGTTAAGTATCCTCCTAACCCTGTACCTGTCGCACCAACCGAAGTTGTAATAGATGGGTAGTTAATGTCAATAATTTTACCACTACCACCTGATGATGATGTCACAGTATTACTATCTGCGAAGAAACCTGATTGTTCTTGAACAAAAGTATCTCTAGTTTCTGTGGTCATTCTACCAGAACCATCCTCAAGTGCGAATGGTAAAAATACATTTGGGTTATCTACTTTTAAAACTTGTTTAACTGTATCAAAATCTCTTACTGTACCTGTACATACTTGCTGGTTTTCTACCAACATATTATCGCCACTTTCTAATAACACTCCACCACTGCCATCTTCTACTGAAAATGATTGAGCTGTAAGTGTGACTGTATCACCTGCGTTAAATGAGCCAGTGACATTTTGTAAAATAGATATTGCTGGTACAGAAGCAATAGGTGGAACTTTATAGTCAATACCAAATCTAGATAATTCTATTTTTCTTAACTTACCAATAGAAGTAGAAGTTGCTACAACTTTACCACCAGTTCTGTTCCCACCTGTTGGTAGTGTAAGGGTTGGTAGTCTGTCATAAAATGCACCACCTGTTAAAACTGTGACTTGTTTAATTGCTCCTTCTTCTGGAGCTTCTTGTAAATCTATGTCGAAATTATTTTCTTGTAGTAGTGTTCCTCCACCACCTGCGTTTCCTGACTCAAGCGATACTGAGTCTCGGTCAATATTAGTGACTGAAGCACGAGCAGATAATGCTGCGTTAGATCCTGGTCCACCTGTTCCTAAATTATCAAAAATAATTTCATCATTTATTTTATAACCTGCCCCAACATTCTCGATAGTGACACCAGTAACAGAACCTGAGTCAATCTCAGTTATTTCTCCTCTAGCTTCGCTACCTGTTGGTGATACGATTGTAATTAAATCACCAATATCATAATAAGATCCACCATCAGTAATATTAAAACCAGTAATAATTGAAACGACTGTGGCTGTTATAGTAGCACCAGTTGTTAGTGATGTAGCTGTAATACTCTTTATATTAAATTCATCTTCAGCTTCGAAAGTTGAAGTAATTGACTCATCATCCATAGTTAAGTCAGTGACAGTCTTACTTCCTATCTGAGTTGATACTGCGTTTTCTACGAAACCTGTGACAGTTCTAAATGTACCATCGCCTACAGCTTGAGTTTGTGAAATAGTTTGACCAATTAATCCTAAAGGATCCCCACCTGTGGCGTCTGTAATTCTTATAACAGTTCTGGCTGACCAAGTTCCCGAAGATGGTCGTAGTAATGCTGTCTTTGGAAAAAATAATTCTGCGTCTTCGTTAAATAAAATACGAAATAAAAATTTATATGATTGTTCTGTACCTTTAGATCTATAGATATCTTGTATTCTTTTAGCAAGTAATCTTTTATCAGTAAGTGCTTGCTCAGGTATAGGTTGCATAATATCATTTTTGAAATGCTCAACGAACATATCAACTGTCGTATCAATATCACGAATGTTTTCTAGATGAGATTGTGGCAGGTAAACAGTTTGCATCCACTCATAGTATGCTTCTAAGAACTGTTTGAAATTATTAGAATCATCAGTAATAAAATCAGGTATCTGATTTCCTACTACAGTTGAGACTTTTGCTTTTACTGCACTTGGCATTTATTTTTACCTTACTTGAGTGTGTACATAATCAGCAGAAGAAGTAGATTCTCCTGACGCAACCTTATCAGCTATCGCTGTTACAGCAATATCTTCATTAGCAATACTTGCTAGTTGGTTTCGTACAGATACTACATCATAAGAAGCTGGTTCAATTAAAATATTGACATTACCACTTTCTAATGTTGTTCCACTGATTGATAAATTGTTTAATGTTATTAATCCTGTTGTGTAATTTACTGTTCCTACAGATTGAGCACTATAAACTTTTTCATTACCACCTGTTAAGTAGTAAGTAAATACATTTCCAAGGGCATCATCTTCTAAGAAGAAAGTAAGATTTGAACCACTTAGTGTAAACCCAGATGAAGACACAGCAATATATGCTCGTAAACTTTTTGCGTCATTATAGATTGGGTTGTTTGTTGGTAGTGTATAAGTTGTTGCTACATTTAATGTAGGAGTTAAAACTTTTTTTAGATTTACTTGAGTAGAGTTAGAAACTACAGAGCTATCGCTATTATCAATCTCTTTACTTAATGCTGAAAATCTAAACACTGAGTCAAATTTATTTAAGTTCGCTGTATTAAAGTTTTGAATTATACCACTTACTTGCGAAGCGATAGTATCGGATGCTTTACTTGTAGCATTTTTATTATAGTAAACTGTGCTATCTATTTGTATTCCTAATGTATCAGGATCTATTATTTCAGGAATTACTGACACAAGGTTTTTAGATTTAATTATATTATTTGTTATATTTAATTTTGTAGATTCGGTAAGTGTTGTTCCTGACTTTGGCTTAATAGAAATAAATGCTTTACCGAAAACTGGTGGATCGTTTTCTTCTCCACCCCAAACCGATATGGCTTCTACATTATCATACAGTTGTGGCAATATAACTTTATAATCATCAGCAGTCACTGCTCTGTTTTGTGCTGCGAAACTTTTAGGTGCATTAAATTTAATTGAGTCAATAGTTTCTTGGTCAACACCACCACCTGCTGCAGATGTAGTAGTAATTGTGACAGAAGCAGAACCTAAACTTCCACCAGTGTATGTAAATAACTTAGCACCATTCGGAGCAGAAAGTGATGATACACAGTATTCTAATTTTACAGTAGCACCACTCGGTGGGCTGAATCCTACAGCACCATCGCCGAACTCTACTTCATATAAACCATCTTCAACTTCTTTCGTAAAGAATATTCTAGACTGTGGTCCAGCATTTACAATATTATCTATTAAAGTATATCCTAAGTATGCTGCATTATTTGGATCTTCTTGTACTGATACGCCAAGAGAAACCATATCTGAGTTTGCGTTGGCTACCAAATATCTTGTATTACTTGCGACAGTATATGTGTTCGTGACCATAGATCCTTCAGTAATAACTAAGTTCGTGAATGTATATGTGTTAGAATCAGATCTACTTACTGTAGCAGCACCTGTTGTTTGGAAAGTATAAGCAGTTCCGTCAACAGTTGATGTGAATGTGGAACCTTTTGGTAAAGTTAATGTGTCAGGATTTCCTGATACACCAGACACATCTACTTGAATTGTAGCAGTAGCACATATCGCAGACTTCGGAGTATAACCTAACATCTTAGCAATACTTACTACCGATTCTCTTTTAGCAGCAGAATCTAAAAACATTTCATTTACTGTCATGTTTTGATACACAGCATTATAGTGTGTATTGTATGCCAGTAAATCTAGGAGAACAGATATACCTGCTCCTTCAAAATCAAAATCAGTAAACTGAGACTGTCCCCTTAAATAGTTTTTTAAATTGGTTTTGATTCCATCAAAGTCCAGCTCTGCTAGTTTGATTCTTCTGTTTTGTTCTGCCATCTTTAATCCTTATTTTCCTTGTCCTCTATATTTCTTAAAGGATCTGCGTTTGTGTTTGTTCATGGTGCTCGTGCCTATTTTGACTTTCCTACCACGACCACCTCTACCTTGAGAAGTGGATTTCTTTGTTCCTTGATGAAGAACAAAGTTCTTTGACATTTTTGCCATAATATAACTCCAAAAAAATTATCTAGTTCGTTCTAATGTGAAACTCACATCAATAGGTGTAAATGTATTTCGTATTTTAAATATAACTTTTACATTTACAGCAGTATCATCTAGAGTATAGTTAATTACAACATCAATTAAATCTGCTCTAGGTTCAAAGTTCGTAATTGTATCGGTGATAGTCTTACGAAGTATTTCTTTCGTCATAGGTGTAGCTGGTTCGAACAATAATGAACGAAGAGAGCTACCTATCTCAGAATGAAATGGTCTCTCAAAGTTTTGAGTAAGTACCAAGTTCTTTACTGACTGCTTTATAGCATTCGCATCATTCTTAAACCCCACATCTCCAGTGACTGGGTGTGGTGTAAAGTTTAAATCGAGATCTGTAAATTGTCTTGTATTACTTGGCATAACAACTATTTAGTTCCGATTTAATCAGAAACACCTCCAGGAAGTGTAGTTGCCCATAAATTAGTTCCTTGGCTATTACTCGCAAAGGTATTGGTGGCTGGAGCATACATTTTAAAGATTAATTCTATCTCTGCTACGAATGGCATGCTAGTGAAATAAGGTTCACCACCATCGTTTTGTCTATATGCTGTTCCGATAACTTCTTCTTCTTGATATTCTCCATAATATATCCAACCAAAATTAAAAGGATTAAAACTAAAGTACCGACCTTCATACTTTGTGACAGTCCTTGTTATATTATATTGCTCATAGTAATCCCCATCTTTTATAAAGCCACCTCCTGCGTTTCCAGGAATTAACTGACTTCTACTCGTACCACAATCTATCTTAATATGCACATAGCCACCTAGAGTTTGGTCAACTCCTGTATCAAATGTCACTCGTGAGTCTGTTTGTAAATCTATACCACCATCTCCTTGACCATCAGGTCCAATATCATTTTGTGCCCAGAGAGATCCCCAGTTTACATCGTGGTTGAAGAATGCTGTTGTTCTAAAGCGAAAGGAATTTACATTTGGATTCCAACCAAAGTAAGTAAAGTCTTTTGTTTGGGCTGGTCGTAAGTCAGGATTTCCGTTTGATAGTTTTGCTCGGAAGAACCAGATATGCCAGATAGAACCACAGTTGCTGGCACGAGGTTGTCCATTTATATGTTGTCTGTTTCCATAGGTGCTAAAGTTTTCGTCACCACTTACTGCTGGAGTTGTAGTATATGCTCCATATAAATGGTAAGGACCAGTCGCAGATTGATATGAATAGTCAGTAGCAGGAGTTGTACTATAATCATGTGGGAAAGCAACTTGTGATATCCCAGATGCAGAAGATGTAGAATTATTTGGATAGTTTGCAGTTTGAAAGGTAGCTGTTGCCACTGTGTTATAGTTGAAAGTATCAAACTGATGATTAGGACTTGCTTGACTATCTTGTAAGTTTGGTTTATCAGTATTCAGTTGGTTTACTATCATCTGCCTTTCGTGGTTATAGTGTAAGTCCACAGTATTACTAGCACCAACTAAGTTATTAATCTCCTCGGAAATAAATCCAAATACATAACCCATACCCTCTACATAAACTAGATTCATTCCATTTAATCTAAATGATTGGTTGCTTCCTATGGAACCTGTGACTGTAGAACCCATAGGCAAGTCGCCATAAGTACCAGCATAGGCATAAGGGTAAGTGGCTAGATTGCTAGAAGTATAACCATTTGGATAAGTAGGATCGTTGGCTCGGTCACCATTACTTAATGATACATCTTCAAATCCATAAGTTCCTGCTGGCATTACATTCCTTGAATATACTAAAGCACTTTCCGATTTAAGTGACGAATCTGCTAAAGTAAAGTTAAGAGTTGCCACTACACTTCCTGCATCTGATACTGCTACAGTCATAACTTCACTACCTTCTATTCTTGAGAAGTCATCAGCTATTTTAAAATCAAAAGCATCACCTGCTATTCCTCCTCCTAAATCTCTTAGAGTAAAGTTAGAAGTAAAGGGAATCTGATTAATTGTTGTCTGTACACCATTATGGTCAGCTATGTAATCTAAATCTATTTCATCAAAGTTGCCTTGCCCTGCTGATATAGTAAAGGGATAAGTATCGCCAATAATACCAGAGCCGACAGTCAGCTTAAAGTTGCCTACAGTATTTTCCTGTGGTGTCAAAGTAGTAGTACCCACCAAACTAAAGACTGGGTTGTTAGAAGTATCAGCCACAGCAATGCTAAGGGTATCGTTGCCTAAGAATGGAGTTTGCGTTGTCACTTTAATAGTAAAGTTTTCTGTGCCCTCTGTGACTTGGTCATTCGCAAACTTAAATGCTTTCGTATCCTGAGAGCCAACTACAAAGTTTCCAGTTAGAGGAGAACTCTCAGCCTGTACTATATCAGCATTCGTAATACCTGTGACGATATAAGGTACATTCGTACCCACTGCTAGATTCTGAGTAGCTAATGTAATCGTAGCAACATCGCCCTCGTTACAAGTATTACCAACTGAACTCGTGAGTATGTAATTAAAGATAACTCCACCGATTGGTAGATTCGTATCTACTCCAGCTGTTTCACCACCACCACTACTAAACACATTCGGACTGCCTTCGGCTACTTGCGTGCATGTCGGATCGCCCACTCGTCCTATTCTTTTCTTATTCGCAAATACAGTTGGGTCACCAGACTGAATGCCTACACTATGGCTTGGGCATGGAGATCCAGGAAGTAGATGGTCAGTATTTAAATCGCCCTCTCTACTAATACCCTGACCATTGGCTGTGACATCACTGCTACCCTGTGCTCGTTCCATTCCCGAGCAGTGCGTGACATCTGCGTCGCCTATTCTTGTGACTGCTGGCATCGTAGTTTTAATTCCTCTAGTTTTCTCGGGAAGGTGGCAAGGTACTCGTGATTGTGATTGCCCTCGTCATCTTCCTCGCTGGGTTTAAATAATATAATCTCTATAATGTTATTCGGAATATCATCGTAGTCCGCAAAGATCTTAACCTCTTTCGGATTCTCAGCTGTAATAACTTCAAAGCGACCTCTCATAAATATTCCTCTCGTAGCCAAGCAACAAATTCATCTCGATAACTTTCTGGGCATTCCTTATGATATTGATTACCCTCCTTCGTATAATCAGCAGATTCCCAAAAAGCAATCAACTTTTCCATATCCTCTGTACTTACATCTCCTGGCTTGCCTAGTTGATTTGCCCAGTGACTCTTAACCTTATTAAAGGTGCTCAATCTAAACTCGCTCATATTTTACTCCATTGTTCTCGTATCTTAGTTGCACTAATTGCCTGCGTCTCTGCGTCTAATACTTCTTCCTCGATCTTATAACCTACATCTCGACCATAAGTAATATGTACTATATTCGGCACAGGTATGACCTCGTATTCTCGACCATACTTATACCCAGCCAAACTAAGTGCTCCTCGTAGCCGAGCGATCCTATCCTTTATCCCTAACGGATTGCTCTCGGAGCCATCAGACTCTCGTAATAATATTACGACTTGACCAGTTTTGGAAAGTGCTCGTTTAAATAACTCTGTATGCCCATCATGCCAGGGTTGAAACCTGCCAAGGAGTTGCGTAGTTGGTTTTGCTCTATCCATTGTAATACCTCAATATCGTAAGTGGCTGGATCCTGCCATAGTTTATTTGTGTCCTCGTACTTCGAAGACTCCTTTGTGTTCATCCATATAACATAGTCCGCATTGACTACTCCTCGCAGAGCATTTGTAGGACAAACAAAATCCAATATACCAAAAGGCATACGAGCCATTCTACTTGCCTGAGTAATGCGTCCTTCATAACTAAAGTCCCAGTCCATATAATACTCTCGAAGTGTGTCAGCATTATAGTGTGGAACCTTAAAGTAATATGCCAGCTCTGATGCCAGCGTTGTCTTGCCAGATCCTGGCAGTCCACATATCAGTATGTGTTTCCAGTTGACTGATGTGGATATTCTTTTGTTGTGTGGTTGACTTATTGGCATGTTGTAGCTCCAGTGTTGCGACTTCCAGCTCTAAAAAATATGCAGCCGAATAAAGCCGACTCTTTTCGATCGATGTCTCGTGCTGTCAATATAATAGGGGTCATCTGATTATGTCTTCGGTTGATGCACCCAAGCGAGACGAGCCACTCGACTCAGACACACTGCCATTCTCTGGTATGTATTGTAGATTGTCGCCCATCTTGATGTGGTCTCTATATGTTGCGATGGCTTCTCTGTTTCCTGTAAGTCTAAATGATAAATGTATCCAACATGACTTCTTGCCATTGTAGTTAAGTACCAGTGTATCGAAGCCATGTGGCAGATTCGACACTAACTCTTGTGCTGCGTTGTAGGTTTCTTCTCGAGTATAGCCATCAAATCTTATATCAACTGCTTGTCCTAGATAATGCAAGTTCTTGTTGCTACTGTCCTCGATGTCATCTCTGTTCCTATACCCAGCCAGTATCTGCATGTTGGGATACAGTGTATAGGTGGGCTCACACACTGCTTCTGCCAATGCCTTCAGATTCTTCACTATCTGTTGCTTGCTGATACGACCTCGCCTTAGCACTCGCACTCCACCCTTGGTGAAAGCTGATAGCTGGAAGCGAGACGACAGTTGGAGCTCAGTGGGGAACTCCTGCATGTTGTCGATAATCTTGTCGGTGTATATGTACTTGCTGGCAGTAGGGTTGACAGTTGGCGTTGCAGTAGCTGACACCTCGCCTAAGTCTAGATTTTCTTCTCGGTATATACCTCTATTGATTAATATAGTTCGATAGGCTGTACCATCGCCTTCGTCCAGAGACTCGAAGTTATTGGTATATCTTGCACTGCGACTGTTTACCTCGAGCTCTGGCAATGCAGGGATCTCTGGAGTGAGTAGTTCTATTGGTGTCTCTGGTAAAGGAGGTGTCTCAGGTAGGGTTTTGGGTAGTTGTTCTGATGCAATATTCTTCGGATCGTTAAATCGAACTTGTGCACCATCAATATGTGTGTT